GTTTTTCTCCTCCATGGTCATAACATATCAATATATTATACTCCAATTCACTATGGATTATCAATTATTTCACAATTATTATTATACTTGCAATTAATCTTACTTGCGGTAAATATTACTTCTCATATTTTACCACATTTTACAATTAGAATTTGACGAATATTTGACGAAATAAAAAAGAGGGTAGCAATTAAGCTACCCTCTAATACGTTTAGTCTAATTCAACTAATCGGTGTAGTTCGCCATTTACAAACCACATTTCACATGTTACGTTATCGCCATCTTTAAGAGTGGCCATATATAACCCCTCTTTGTTTGGTTGAATATCTTCTGCGAATTGATGTGTTTTTCCTTCAAATGTAAATACTTGTGCCATTGTGTTATTCCTTTCAGTTATAAAGTAATACTTTTCAACTGTCAATTAACAGTTGATTGTTGCAATCCGTGCAACTCGGAGATATTTAGATCACCATTCCTTTACTGTGTAAAGTGCGCTAGCGCCCTCTAAATGTTGTCCATTGAAATGTGTTAACACTTCAAATTTTCCTGCTTGATAGCCTATAGTTTCATAGGCTCTATTATCTATCAAAGTAACACCAGCTTTTATCTTATGCACTTTGTTTAGATTGATTTTGTAAACATCGACTTTTTGTTCGTCGGTGTTAGCAACTACTGCGGTTCTATCAGATTTTTCAGTAGCCACTTTTGGTAGGTTAGGATTACTATGTGTAATATCCTGTTTCACCTGTTCCGCTGCCACTTCAACTGTAGGTGCTTGTGTGTAATATGTCGCTATCGGTTGAGTTCTTTCTTTTTTAGAAATAACTTCCTGTGCTTCCTGTTTAGTAACATGAATTGCTTTTGACAATTCTATAGGTAATTTAGACTGCTCTTGTGTAAGAATAACAGGTTTTTCTAAATCTTTTTGTTTGTGATGATATATTACTACACCTACAATAGCGATAAAAACGCATAGGGCAATCGCTACGGCTATTTTGTAGTGTTCCTTGATAGTTTGTACCAACTTACTAATTAACATGGCTTACACCTCGTTTAATTCATTTTGTAGCATTTCCAACGCTCTAAACTTTTCATCGGCGAAACGTTCATTCAAGTTATCACGCAATGCACTATTATTCCATGCAGTAGTCATACATACATCATAGATACAAGCGATGATGTCATAGTCAAAGCGTTTATCATCAACATAGGATAGATTAGGCAATTCTAAATTCAAAGCCTTTTCCATTAACTTCAATGCATCGTTGAACATATCAACGATATTGTCTACACCATATTGTACTGTTCTACTCCATATCACATCTTTCAATGTGTCGGAGTGTTTATCCACATTGAACAGGTTATCCTGTAGCAATTTACACGCTACATCATAGTATTTAGCCTTGATGTAGTCATGTTGCATTTGTGCAAATCCTTGTCTATCAATCGTTCCGAGTTCTTTCCATTGGTCGATAAACTCATCACTATTGATTTCTCCACTATCAACCAATGCTCTTGCATAGTCGGTGTAGTACCCACCTTGCCGTAACCCCCAACCCAGAAATTCATCAACGCTACCGCAATTACTAGCTAATTGATATGTGCCATAAGAAATACCGCCTGCATCATTAACCCCACTTGATACACAAGCAGGGTCGCCGTTACTTTCATATACCGCACTCAAACTCCCTAATTCATTCATTTCTCTAACTCCTTTTTTTCAATAACACTACCCTCATTCATATATTGGGAACGCTTAACACTACCATTAGCACCAATATAACCGCTTAACGCACCGACTATCACACTTGCCAAATCCTTTTGTTCAAGATAAATAGTCATGATTAGTGCAGCGGATAATGCTATCAATGTTACGGTGTCCTCATAGTTAATCTTCATTTAATCGCTTCCTTTACCGATTTGACGAAATCAATCACCTGTTTAAATAGCCCTATCGCACGTTTAAACCACCTCGTTTCTACTAGCTCAAGTTCAATCATATTCTCCACGCACGATGCCAGCTCAATAAATATAGGTATCAAATACAACAACGTGCATAGGAATACATCAACACGGCCCAATACAGGTACTACTACATCAGGCAACGTTAATAGAATGAACGCCAATAAAAAAAGCCACGGATAGGATTTGACTAATTTCTTAGTCATATCCGCTCGTAGCTTTCCGCTTACTAAAAATCGTTTAGGTTTTCCGTCAATTTCTACTACCGCCCAACCTCTCCATAGGATAGCTAGTATAGTATTTTTGATTGTAACTTCTCTCTTTGTTGCTAGGTTGTAATTTCTAGCTTCAACCAGCACTCGTAAAACTGTATCTATAAACACAAGAATAACTGTTGTGAATATAGCCAATGATATGCGTACCGCCTCACTCACGTTAAACACCTCGTTAAATATTGGAATAAAGATTTCTATCATACTAATCTCCCTGTCTTGATAATTTAAACCAAGTTTGATTTTCCCCTGCTGGTCTACCTTTAGAAAATATTCCCCAACCCTCAGTTGTTACGTATAAAAGAACAAGACCTCCTTTCCTATAATTATGTACAATCGTAGCATTTACACCACTTGGTATTGCGAAAGTATCTGTTGTTGTACTTGTGGTATTAAACTCAACTATATAGTTCCCTTTTGGTAGCCATACAGTAAAACGTTGTTCAAAGGTGTCGTAACCATGTTCATAATGTATCGGTTCAAATGATATAGGGTTTTGTTGCACATAATACTTAGTATTATCGATAATAACATACATATTGTTATCGGCTTGTTTTTCTGTAGACAATCTAGCATAGTAGGGTTTATCGCTCATCGCAACTTTTAAATATTTACTATTCCCTAAATCTTGAATTTCATCAGTCATATTAAATGACCCTGTACTAGCACCACTTATTGTAATATTAGCCATTTATACCCACCTCAATCGTACCTTTGTTACTCCACAATTGAACGCGGCTATTTAACGATGTTTGTACTCTTCCCCAGCTACCCCATTTATTAGCCATGAAAGTACGATGATAGGTTTCACCATTTAACGTGTGCAATGTATGGTCGATTAGTTTACCATCTCCAAAGTTAAATACAATCAACATACCTTGCTTATGCGAACGTGGTGGATTGTTAGCACCACCATCGAAATTAATTTCATAGCACCCTTGCGTTGTGAGTGTGTTCCAGTCTGTTGCAGTATCTAATTTAGAATAAGGAAAACCAAATGAACCTGCATCACCTTTTTTAACAAACACTTCATCGGCTTTGGTTTTGCTGTAAACGGCGGTGTCATAATGTTTGGTAGTTAATACTGTGTAGCTATCTGTACCATCATAGTGTTTAAATTCTTTACCTTTAACATATGTATTAACAGAATCATCACCAAATTCAACGTTGCCTGCGGTAGATACTTTAGCCATACCAACACCATGTCCATCAGGTTTATAGCCTTCAATCAAGGTATTGTTAGCCATTTTAAGTGCGCCACTTAATGTACCGCCTGTTAGTTTGAGATAATCAAGCGTTGCTAATCGTGCAGTATTGATAGAGTTTTGGTAGTCTCGGTTTGGATTACCTACATAAATATCGACTTGATGCCGTTTACTAGGTTTTTCTGTTAGCACTGCAAAATAGAATTTGCCATTACAGTATGCTATATCTTCAATTTCAGTAGTTCTATTGATTTCAATGATTTGTTTAACTGTTCCGAATGGTGTACATTCTACCAAACTACCGAGCGTTGCACTCATGATGCACCCATTAAGCATTAATGCCCCATTGTTGTTAAAGTCATCGTATTGGTAGTCAATTTGATATGTTTTCATTTTCTTGAAATCATCATTATACAAGTTAACTTCACGCAATCGTTGTTGACCGCTAATTGGTACAATGCTCACATAAGTTCGTGTGATAGGATCATATCCAATATTAAATACACGTTCATTCAATGTGATAGTCTTTTCAAATGTCATAGTATCTGCATTAAATACGGACAAGTTGTTCCCATTCTTCAAACCATTAGCAAGATAAATTTTGTTCGTGTTTTTGTTGTAGCACATAGTGTTACAATGGCCCATGCGTTCTTGGTCGCTAAACTTATACGTACCTACGATTTCAAATGTATCTGGATTGAGTTCATATATATTTTGCTTTGTGCCATCGCTATTAATACAAGCTAACACAAACACATTCTTTTTATCGTTGTAGGTAAAGCCTTGACATTGATTTACCTCATCGCCATATTGGATGTTTTTCACAAACGCAATATTTGATGCACCTTTAAGCATTGGTGTTTCAGTAGGATAGAACGGCTTGATGTTATTGTATGTACCCATATCCATAACACTATCAACAGTATCAAATGAAACATGTTCATTTACTTTGTAGATGCCATTAGGAATTAATAGTATCTTATTTTTAAGATTATCATTAGCACGTTTAAACGCTGCGGTATCATCAGCTACACCATCACCGACCGCCCCAAAGTCTTTAACGGATACGATGCCATATAGGCTATCTTTAGGAATAAACTTTGTATCGGCTTCGGTTTTTGTAATCAAACCACCACCATTAGGCAAGGCGATTTGTTCCGCTTTACTTGCTGCGACTTCTGCACGTTTCGCCGCATCAGATGCCTTAATAGCGTTACTTGCAATTGATGTTTGTTTATTATCAATGTCTGTTTTAAGTGTACGTGCTTGGCTCACCAACTCATTAATATCACGCTTATCAACTGTGGTTTGTCCTGCATATGCTTTTGCATCTGCCACTAGCTTTTCTGCTTTCGTTACATTAGCACTAGATGTATCAAGTGCGGTATTGCTAGTCGCTAGTTTATCATCAACTGTACGGCTTAATTCTGTGATTTCACCGCCTAATGTTTTAATCGTTTCAGCATTAGCATTGATAGCATCGCTTTCGGCTTTAATTTTTGCATATGCATCTATAGCATCATTTGCTGCTTTTGTTGATGTATCTACAATCTTACGTGCAACTGTAGTTGCATCCTCATCGCTACCCACACGGATTAATAAGGCCCTATTCATCTTCTCCTGCATTTCTTGCAAAATCAATGTTACCTTATCTGTCATGTGTTCGATATTTTGGAAAGGATACTCGTCTGGCAAATCTGTGTCTTGAGTGATTGGTGTTCTACGTTCAAGAATAACCTTGTGCGTATTGTCTAACGGATCACCATCAGCAGGATATGTTAAAGTTTTGTTTTCTTTGTCATAATCGATATTTCCTATTTGCACGCTTTCTGTGCCATCAGCACCAACAATGATTAAGGCTATATCTTCAACCCTATTGAAATCATACGGCCATATCCATTTTTTGTTAACTCCATCACATTGATAAACCACACTAGGTTTGTTGACCTCTGGTATCATATTTGTTCCCCTTTCTAATTAAACAGGACTACCCATAATTGAGTAGTCCTTATTTATTAATGTTTGTCTTTCTTCTTGGAATTTTTATCTTTTAGCTTTTTATCTAAAATGATAGACATGATAACATCCTCTAGTTTTGCGTCGGTATCTGTTAATGCAAATTTAGCTAATGTCCATAGTCCATCTGTTACAGTATCACTGAACCCTGTAATTCTGTTAGACACTTGTGATAGGCTTCTACCTACATCCATAGCACCTTTATTAGGCGATACAATTGCACTGCCTACATCATATAGTTTTTCAACGATTGATGCGGCCATTACTGTATTCCCTTTATTGAATACCTTTTCACCCAAGATGTATTTCATAGCCATGTTGGAAATATCACGCACAATAGGTACACCCATAGTAGCTTGTGATACTAATTCTTCCCCAAAGGATTTCGCCAAATCTTCAGGGCCATCATCATCTCCATTTGTCATGGCTTTGTATACCATCATACCTAGTGCTTGTGCGGTCAAAGTCCACCATAGCATACGCACGAATTGTCCATAGTTGCCTTTGTCTTTCCGTGCATAGTTCCCCTCAGCAATGATATTGTACAAAGTGTTAGCGTAGGAATAGAACGGTACAAATAGTTGAGTGAGTGCATTTCTTGAACGTTGGATGCCTGCACTGTCTTTTGTATCGCCGCTACCGAATATATCTCTTACGGCTCTATCGCCAGCACTAATAGCTTCCTGTTCTACAAATTCTGCCGTTACTCCATCAACACTTTGTAATTCTAGTACTTTGTTATCGTATGCGAATTTCCATACAGGAATAGATAATGCAAAATCAGTTTCTGTTAACAGTCTAAATCCCATTTGGTTAATATCATCACGGATATTAGCTAATTGTTCAGCCTTATAACCACCAATATTTGTATCACCTATGCGTAAGCCTTTACCCTCAATGGATAGCCCTTGTTTCAAATCCTTATCTAGGGTTTGAACACGTTCCCTCATGAATATAGATTGAGATAATACAAAATCACGTGTTGCGTTGTACTTTGCTGTACCTACACCATAGAACCCAATACCTGCATCACTAATTGCTTTGAGTGTATTTCCTAAACCGATACGATACATAGCAACAGGAATATTTAACGCATTTTGTAACGCTACCGATACACGGCCAGCCATAACTGCGGTAGAGGTATTTTTCTTGAGTGTCATTACCAATCTGCCCCATGCATCAAGTTTCGCCGCTTCATCTTTCCAGTTATCCCTAACCCATGTACGCAAGAATTGGTAGGTTTCCATTCCGAATTTATCAACGATGTACTCTTGAAATCTGCTATTGCCTACCAGCTTATTCACATCCGTTACCGCTTTACGCATGGTTACGTGGTTGATAGCTTCCGTGATAGCGTTAGGGATTACATCAAAATCAAGCATTAAGGATTTACCCTTAACTACATCCAAACGTGATTTAGTAGCACCCATACCAGTACCGAATATCGCATTACTAGCAATCATTGTTTTAGCGATATCCTCTGTTTCAAAATCAGATACTTTAGCACTTACTTTAGGGTTGTACACAATAGGGAAATATTGACCTTGTATTTCTCTACCGCCAATTGTGAATGTAATCCCCGTTTCTTTCTTCAAAGGGTTTCCATAAAGTTCTTCTTGAACCTTACTACGCTCTTCATAGAATGAATTGATATGCTCCCATGTTCGGATTACAAATTCCCAGTCTTTATCCGTCATGTATTCTTGGAACGCTCTCTCCATTTCTACTTCATTACTTTGGATAGTTTCTAGTGCGCGTTGTCTATTCTTTTCTGTTCCCCAATTCAAGGCAAGCATGATGATTTGCTCTTTTGTAACGTTTCGTAATTCGCCTACGTTATATAGATGATCATTGCGAACATCAAAGAGTTGCTTCTTAGAATATACCGCTTTTACATCTCTGGCCAACCTGTACATAGATTTTTCTTGGTACTCATTAAATTTTCGAGTAGCTTTATCAATCGGGTCATAGATATATCTAACTGCAGGGCCATTCTTTCCACCATCCAATCTGCGTAAGAATGTTTCGGCTTTCAATAATGATAAGTTAAAGTTATTCAATGTGTTAGACAATGCATCTGCACGGCTGCGGTTGTTTAACTCATTGAATACATTCCCATTATCTCTACCAAATGTTTCAGTTGCCTTATCAATGATTTGGAATATAGCTTCATCAAATGTAACGTTATTACCCTTTTCATCAATTAGTGTACTTCCCTCATATTGAGTTCTACCGCTTTTGTACATCCCTGTCATGAGTTCCTCTAACTGTTCGAGTTCGCTCATTTTAAGAGTACTAAACGTTCTAGGTGATTTAGCATCGAACATTTCGTATATCCATGGTTCAAGTTGTACAGTCGCTTCCTTATCGCCCATAATGTCAGCATCTGCATCGAGTGCTTTAATCACGGCCATCATGTCAAAGCCATTAACAGGCTTTAATCCATCATACCTAGTCAACCCCATTTGATATGCCATGTGGGTATAGAAATAACGCATATTAGGTTCAATCATGATAGGGTTTTGACTGCGTGTCATTCTGCCTAGTTGGTCTAATAGTTTAGTGCGTAGTTTCTTAATAGCCTTAGAATTTTCAAACGCTACTCTTGCTCTTGCTTGATTTAGCATTTGAGATTGTTTAGCACGTAATGCTTCATCTACTTTACCAGTTGCCAATGCACTATCTGCTTTCTTGCCATCTCGTACTGCTTGATTTTGGTATTTCTTGTACTGGCTAGCTTGAGATAATGTCAAATCGCCTAACTCTCTTTTAGCACGTTCCATGTATTTCGGAATAGTACCAAATCCACCATCACGAATTGCACGAACCGCATCAATGCGTTCTTGCAACTGTGCTTTTAGGTTTTCAATACGCTCTTGTGCAGTATCAAGTTCTTTAGATACACTGCCTAATTCCTGTGCTACCCTTGCATTGTCTTTCTTGATGCGTTCAGCTTTCGTCAATTCTTTTTCAATTGGTTTCAATTCCTCGTCAAGGTTTTCGCTGTTAGGGTCTAGCTTTTGTAATTTACTTAGTAGTTCCCAATTCTTGGCTAGTTCCTTATTGGTATGTGCCTTAATCAAGCGTGCTTCCTCTTGAGTAAGTTCCATTTGTCCTTGATTGGATAGTAACATTTCTTCGGCTATTTCTTGGTTAGATTTGCCTGCGTTTGGATCATTAACAAACTCATTTCTAGCGTTTTCCATTTCCTGTGCTACTGCTTCATCGTAAGTACTGCCAGTTTCCTCACGTTCCGCCTTTTCTAATCCATCAATAGTTCGATATTGTGTATTTTCCAATGCACCAGCACCCCATGCAATATATCGTCTATGTTCTTTGTAAATAGGATACTCTTCGGCTAATCGTTCACCGATTTCTTTTTCTACATTGTCTTTCACATCTTCCCATTCTTTAATAGGTCGATTATCTAACTCTTTCATGTACTTACGCATTACACGTTCTTTAGCTTTTTCTTTAATGTCAGCAATGTACCCTTGCACTCGTGCCTGTTCGGTTTCGCTCAACTGTTGATACAATTTTGTATTTTCAAATTGTTCTAATGCTTGCTCGTGTGCGTAGTTTTCAATATCATCTTGTGTAGCTATCATGCGTGCCATTATATCCTTAATGTCAGATGGTACTTCGCCACCTAATCGTTGAACACTACGATAAATACGAGTTAACCATTTAGAGAATTGACGGAATACTCGTTGTAATCCTTTTGTTGGTGCTTCACCGCTTCGCAAGTAACTTTCCCAGCCTCGCGCAAATTTCTCGTGTGCTTTGGTATTGTCTACGTTTTCGCCATCAACCCAACCACTCCACTCTTTGAGCGTGTTCCAATCATCAAGTAATTGTTTGGGTGCATTGTCCATTGATACTAGCTTTTGGATATCGTCAAAGAATACATGCCCCATTTCGTGTAAGAATGTACTTCTATCTGCAGTTTTGAAAATGCTGATAATGCGTTCACCATCGCTCATGATTTCGGTCATGCCATTAACAGATTGGTTGTACTTTTCAATGACTTTAATCGCCTTATCATCGAATACCACATAGCATCGTCCGTCTTGTTCTCCAACATAAGTAATACCTTTAACACCATACTTACTAAGATATTCTGACGCTTGTTTTGCACCACCTAATGCTTTAGATAATGCCGTATAAAAATCTCTACCATTTATGCCACCATCATTTAATAGTGTGGAAAAATCATTTTTATACTTGCCCCAATAAACTTCCTTATACTTTTTGCTAGCCACACCATATTCTGTAAAAGCATTAAACCACATAGTGTCTAATTGATTTTTTATATCTTTTATACTATTGGGGTTTTCTTTTAATGCCTTTAAATCAATGTTATATTTTTCGGCTAATCTGTTTATGGCTCTCTGAGTAATTGTGTTGATATCTCCCTCAATATATTTATCAAGGTATTTATCTTTAAGTAAATTGTACTCAGTATCTAGTCGATCAAAATCACTTCCTAACTCATCAATTTCTTTTTTTGCATAATGGTTAAATAAAGGACTATTTGTATATTCATTGATAAATACTTCTTTTTCTTGTTCTGTTAACGCATTAATTGCTGCGTTTAAATTTTGCTTTGTTTCTTTACTTAAAACATTTAATGATTGTTGTTCATCAATCATTGTTTTAGTATCTGGAACATCAACTTTAAATAATGTGCCTTTATCAACATCATGAATTAAAGATAATTCACGCCTATATAAATCAGATACTTTTTTATCTTTAGCAAAATACAATCCCCAACCATGTACTTGATTACCCTCGCCAGTACCAATAGCACCTAAATCAAATTCATCAAAGTCATGTGGTGAACCATGCCATGCTGATTGATAATACTGATAATTATATTTCTTTCGGAGCTTGTCTAAATCATTTTCGTTTGGTATACTATTATTAATAGTAAACCGATTAACACTCACTTGTCCGTTTGATTGGACGTTATTGACTGTTAGTCGGTTTATTTTTTTCGTATTAACATATAACAAATCGCCATTATTTATTGCATTAGAATACCATGTAGCATTAACTCTAGGGAATATACTTTTAACCCTTGTTTGATAGCCACCTCTTCCGCTTTGAACATCAAAAACCAATGGAACATGAATAAAGTTATTCTGTGTATCTTTTAATTCAACAACAGCAACAATTTCGCCTTTTACCGATGCATTAGCAATAGGGTCAAAGTTTTTGAATATTGCAATCGGATTAGATAACGCACCAGGTAATTGTTTCATAACATTTAAGTCAAACTTATGTGCATGCTTAGTGGCAAATACTTTATTAAGCATTTTCGTTGTTATATAAATATCACCAGTTGTAAATTTGTAGTCAGGATCTTTAATTGTGCTAAACACTAAAGGTGCTGACATTATTTTATTTACACTTCTTTTAAGCGTTCCGTTTTGTAAATCAGTTAGCGTTTTTCCCCATTGAGTTATATCGGCTTGTAATTTTTGATGCATCACCGACTGTTGTGCATACCCTGTTTGGTTTTCTAATTTAGCATTCATGTTAATACGCACGCTATCACGCAAATAATCCATAGCGGTATAACCGCCTTTACCCATTTGTCGCATATATTGTGCCATTACATCAGCATGTTGTGCCATTAACAACGCATTAGATTTTGCCACTTCACGTTGTTTTCTATCGGTACTTTCGCCAATCGCTTTAACTACTTTGTTGTACACATCATAGCCACTCTTGGATAATTGCATTCGTAACGCTATATCGTTGTCAGCTAATGTAAAAATCTTATCATGCAATCTCTCAAGGCTTTCAATTTGTTGCAAGGTATGTTCCATATCAGCATGATGGATATTGCTTTGGTTAAGTGCTTCCGTATTATCAGCGAATGCAGTTTGTGCTTTTGCTACGCTAGAATGAAACGCTGCACGTCTACGTTCTGCATTAGTGCGTGGTGCTTTACCGCCACTATTAGACTTGTAATCAGTCAACCATTGTGGCTCTATACCACTTGCTGTAGCTTCTTTAATATCATTGTCCATGTTGTCAAAGTCGCTTGCGTAGTTTTCACGATACTCTTGCACTAGATTTTTGTACAAGTTATTGTATGCTTGCTTAACCTGTGTAGGATTAGCAAATACTTGGTCTAGTACCTCACGATCTACATCGTTTGCATCTTCAAATTCATCACGGATAATGCTTTCTTTAACACGTTCAGCTTTCTTTTCTGTTGCATCAACTAGATTATTATTAAAGGCTTCTACTTCCGCTTTTGCACGTTCGAGTGTTTTCATAGACATACCGCCACGAGTAAAGTATGTGCTTTCTTCTAGTGCCTTTACAGTTTCTTCCGTCAAGCCACCGCTCAACTGTGCATACTTCCCGATTGGTACAGGAACGTCTGCATTGGCTTCGATACTATTTGATACTTCCTCTTGAGTAACTAGGCCACTATCAATCATGTTCTTAATAGCTTGTTGACCCTCTTCCGTTTCCGCCATTTCGTTGACATTTACATATGCAGTAGATACACCTACATTATCGCCCTGTGCTTGTACGATTTTTCCGTACAGTTCAGGGTTTTCTTTTGCCATTTTATTTGATGCTGCATCTTGTTTCAATGCTTGCATAATAGCGTTACCATTTCGATTTTGCTCGGCCATGATTGCTTGTTGCTGTTGCTCTGGTGTTAGCTTTTGAAATTCATGGAACGCTTTCATGGTACGGATACCGCTCACACCGCCACCAATTGCACCTAAACCGATTACAGCTGGTAACGCTTGTAGCATTGCACCACCTGCACCTACTGCCATATCACCTATGGAATACACTCCCTCTGGGTCATTAGCATTGCGGTATAGGTTATGTTGAAATTTTTCGTTGATGTCTTGCAAGCCCTCTTCAACTAATTCAGAACCGCCAGCCTTAACAGATGCTTTGGCCATTTGTGCAACAGTAGTGCCAATACCTCTATTGAATGTTGCTATTGTATCACTTGTAGCACCTTGTAATACTTTTGACATAACTGCTTTAGGCGCTACTTTACCTACACCTTTAATCATGAAACGTGTGGATGCCATTTCAATACCTGTATCAACTGCAGCATATGTCATAGCGTATTTATAGGCTTCATCATTAGAGTATACTTTATTACCATTTGCATCACGTTTATTAATGAGTTCTAGGTATTTATTACCGAATGACATTTTGTACATTTCGTATGCCATGTCAGCACCGCCACCCCATTTAGCACCAGTTGCTGCGCCTGCGCCTATACCTACACCATCGGTAGTTAAACCGCCAATTACCGCACCGATTGCACCGCCTATGATTGCACCTGTACCGCCTTGTTTACCCATCATGTATGCTTGTGCTGCCGTTTGTCCGAGTACTTCTTGTAATGGATTAGTTCCGTCAGGTGTTCGGTAGTTGCGCAAGTTATTTTGCAAGCGTTCAATTTCTGATGTTAATTCGTTAATACGTTCAGGGTCTTTTGTATGTGCTAATTCAAATCCAACATCACCTAACTTCATCTGATCGTTCATAGACCAAATACCTTGTTGAATTGCATCGAACGTAGATTTCGTAGCACGAATTGATTGTAGATTGTTGATTGCTTGTAATTGTTCAGCTTGTGAACCATATTTCACTTTATATAATTCAGGAAATTCATCGTATATATCTTGTAATACTGCGCCACGTTCAACTCGTCTTGATAAGTAATCAGCACGTTCAAATGCTTTATCATCACCACGCATAATTACATCAGGGTCAATATCTAATACTTTCCCCATTCTAATTGCTTCGTTATAACGTAGGGTATCGTTATTGTATAGAAACAATCTATCCGTATTACTAACAACACTTGTAGGAAGTACCTTTTGTAATGACTGTCCTAGTGGTTCTAAACCTTGGTATGGATTGTCAGCTTTACCAAACGGATAATATGTAGTTGTACCATCAGCATTAGTTTCTTCCATTGTGCGTGGTGTATTTGCAATAGCCTTAATTGCATTAATAGCATTATCAACTACTTGTGCCGTTGTATCTATCCCTGCACCTATTGCATTACCAACTTCAGTAAAACCGCCAGTAGGTTTAGACTGAACACCAGCACTAGCACTAAAAGATGGTGATGTTTTAACATAGCCATTCTGTACAGCTAGTGCTTCCTGCCGTTCTTGTTCAAGTGTTTGTTTAGCCATTTTTAATCTCCGTTATCGTTATATCTTCTTTGCATGTTGTTATACACGCTTTCGTAAATATCTCTTGTTGAGCCATCTTGATATGTTACACGCACATAATGGTTACCAACAGGTTCAACATGCACAATACCCATCGCTCTATTACTTGCTGCGCTAATAGGTGCGCTATAATCATCACCATCACCGAAATATGGTTTTTCCGTACTTCGTAATGTTTGTGTTGCCAATGCGCCCTCAAATATATCATGCATTTCTGCTTCTGTAGGCGCTCTGCCGTGTTTACTTTCAAAGTCAGCTTTACGGCTTAACATTTCTTGTTTTACACCATATTCAAAACTTGAACGCAATGATTTGTCAGCAGGCAACGCACTTTGAATTTCGCTATCATAAGGTGTTAAATCAATTTTGTTAGCCTTTAATCGGTTATCGTTCGCTTCGAGTAACACTCCATCAAAACTATCATCAACAACTTTATCAGGGTACATTCTCTGTGCGTGTGCTAGTGTTTCTTCGTATGTATGAGTTTCAGCATATTTTTTTAACTCAAACTTTTGTTTTGCATTCAGTTTAAGGCCTTTTTCATACATAGAATCAAGTTTAGGTCGCATTGATGCTTCTGTACCGCTCCACGCTTCCTTTTCCATATCGGTCTGTGCGCCTGCTGCTTGTGCGTGTGCGTAAGATGATGCACCTACATAATCGCCTTTTGCTATTAATTGGTTATATACAATTTTAGCTGCAGTAATTCTATCTTTAGCTTGCTTGGCTTCGATGTTCATTTGCATTGTCAGCCAGCCTTTATAATTTTCACGGCCTTGTTTAACCGCCTTTTCAATCTGATCTTCAGAAAAAACAGGTTGACCGCCTTTAGACATAGGCGCATTGCGCATTAATGCTTTATAATGTTCTGCACCTGCGCCATAATATCCACCTGCTTTTAGCTTATCAGCATATTCATCTACACTCTGTGCGTTGACTGCACCATTTGGCTTTATGTAGTGTTCAATCCAATCATCCACAAACTCTTCATCGGAATTATACATTTTGTAATAATTCGTTCCATCTTCAGGTGGTTGTTTGTTCTCTTCTCCATTAGGTTCTGATTGAGTTAGACCTGCGTAGTTATGATTTTCTCTTGCTAATCTACTAAGTTCGCCACCATCTGTACCCTCTGCATATAACTGCCTATATGCAATTTCTGTATTGATACCATACTTATTATGTGCATATTGTGCTAGCTTCCATAAATGTTGATTAGCACCAACACCTGACTGCATGGCTTCCTTGTTTTTGGCTTCCATTTGCGAACGTATGCGTGAACCCATAATGTCCATACCACGATTTACATCATCGCCTGCAGCCAATCGAATTGCGCCGAAATCGTTTTCATTGTTAGCTATTTTGTTTATACCCATTTGTTGGTACATTTTCCTGTATGGTGTTAATACATTCTCACTAGCAAGCCCAGTTAATGCAGTTAACTGCTTATCCAATGTTTCTGAATTATTATCAGCAACAGTTTTATCTAATAAGGTTTTAGCATTAAGATCATAGTTTTGTTGTTTTTTAGATGTTATTTGTTCATCATCAAGCCCTAATTGTTTACCAGTTGCTTCTATTAAATCGCCTGTTAATGTTAATGTTTTCATTTGTTGATTAACATCGTTCGTTTGTAACAGATTGTTATTCAAGTTATTGATTTGATTTTGTGTAGCAGTGCTTAGTGCATCCTCGTACTGACCTCTCATGTACCTAGATATACCATCTAAATCGTTTGTTTTTGATGTTTCAACCGCTTTATTGAAAGCGTTTACCGCATCAGTTGTACGCAAGTTATATTTAGCAGCAAGTTCGCTTTGGAATTTTTGTGTACTCTCAAGGTATGTAGGTAGTATCCCTTGTGCATTCATACCTTTTTGGTACATTAACCCTTTATCTTTATCAAATTTTAGTTCAGTTACTTTTTGATTAAATTCATTAATAGCATTTGTAGCATTGATATAATCTTTTTGTTTATCAATTTCAAGCCAAGTTTTAGATGCATCATCCAATGCTTTTGCAAATGTGTTAATGCCGTTTTCGTTAACACCATATGCTTCTGCATTGATTGTTGGTCTAAACTCACCATTAACTGTATTCAATCTTTCATTTTGTTCATAATTAACTAATTTCATAGTTACCTGCCGTTAAAAGTCCAAACTTTCTTAACTGTTTTAACTGGTCTTTCTGTTACACCATTTACATCACCGCCATATTGAGTTGTGTATTTACCACCTGCATATTGTTGTTTCATCCCATATATACTAGATGCACCACTCAAGATAGTTCCGAGCATTTGCAATCGCCCTTGCGTTTTCGCATTAGATGCAGCTGCTCTTGCGCTACTAGCTTCATTGCGATAATTAACTCCATTAAGATATTCATTGTAGATACTGTTATTCTTGTTAGTTTCCCAATTGTTAATATCCTTGTTGTATTCATCGTAGCTACTAGCCATTAATTGTAATGGTGTACCACTCATGGATAACCCTGTAGCGCCTGCTTCTGCCGCATTCTGACCTGCAATCAACCGCATTTTATTGTCCATCTTATCACGCTCTTGTAGTGCTTGATTGGCAATATCCTGTTGTTTCCTATCAGATATACGTGCATTAGCTTCCGCTGCTTGTGCCTGTGCATTATACATTGCAGTTTGTGCTTTGGTTTGTTGATGTTGACCCCATAATGTAGTAACCAATTGACCTGCCATCAATGCAATAGGATTACACATTCGCATCCCCCTTTCTCAATGTAAATAGTTCCATTCCGTTATGTGTTATATCAGAATGAATAACCGCCCCTAGTGATGTTAGCCATCGCTTCGAGCGGTTATTTTTCTTATGTATGAAATTGAATAAACATTCATGCGTGGATAACCACTCTTTTATGATTGCGTTACTTCGTTTCAGAAATTCCTTTTGTAATTTAAAATTAGTATCTAGTATCTTATTCCCTAGGAAATAAATACAGTACATTCCGTTGATTGGCTTTTTTGAAATTCCGTATACGGCTATTGGTACATCATTATCAATTACAATGTGGTTTTCGTAATCATCACTGCATATATCCCTCACAAAATCATTTTTTCCATAATTCGGAAAATTTTGGTTCGCTATATTGACCTCTAAGGTGTCTATGGCTCGTAAGTCGATATATAAGTCATGAATTAATGAAGTGTGCCTTACAGGGCAAATCTCAAAGTCCTGTAACATTTGGAAAACCACCGCCTATTTCTATTTCTCTTGTAACGCTTAAAAGGTTAAATGGATAAGGTTTTTCGTGCAAAATACATACAGATGCATCGGTTGAGTACACTCCATCGAATTTTGGCAATATACATACCTTATCACCGCTATATAATTTGAGTGGCGGTAATGAAATATCATCCATATGGTTGAAGTTTCTTCCGATTTTGCCACCGAACGAATTTAAGATGTTCATCGATAATCTACTCATCGTTAACACACGGCCTTGTAACGTACCATCTTGTATTTGCATTTCGATACTCGGAATACGTAATCGTGTAGTATAGTTAATACCAACGGCTACACTTTGTGCCTTTCCATCGATATTAATAATCGCCGTAGGTGGTACTTCCTTAATTGGCCGTTCCCTACCATTTACAACGATTTGCACATCCTCACCAATCAGATGAGGTACTGTGATAGTACTGATATTCTCTGTGCTAGTTTGTCTAATGTAACAATCCATATACACGTTGTTATTATCCGCATTGTACATTGGCTCAAATCGTTCTATGCACATCACTGTACCGCTTTTGAAATCACGCTCAACAATTACATACAAACTATCTTGCTCGCCCTCAGCTACACTCTCAGCGTATTTGTATTTGCCTTTTGTGGTGAAGTGCGACCATGCATACACCTTTTGCTCAGGAATGTAAGTTAGACAATCGATATTGCCATCATCTGTTACGTAGTAAACAATACTATCTGGATCTTGTGCATAAGCACTTGTGATAAAGTTACGATACTTTGTCAGATGCTTAACGAATAGAGTTAAGTCAGCCCCTGTGTAGTTATCGCTTTCGTACGAGTAACCTAAATCACGCACTACGCACCCTCTAGCTTGCACATACACGCATCTATTCCCTATATATTGTGGCTCACATTCAGATGCACCACGTTGGGTTTGTGTGCGTAGATTGCAGTTAGTCGGTGTGATAGTTTTAGAACCATCAATTATCCATTCGTTGCCACTTGTCAAAATCAATAAGTCATTAGCAGGTATCAAGTGTCTAATGTCATACATTTTGCGGTTAATTACTGGTAGTGTGATTGCACTATCATCTGTAATCGTACCGCCTACCTTTTCTACACCAAAGTTTGAATAATCACCTGTGCGACTAAACCATATGTAGTTAGGATATTGAAAGCTAGATGCTAGGATAAACCTATCTTGGTAAAACGTGCATACACGAGGATAACCAAGGCCTTTTCCCCATTGTCCAAATCTGAATTTAGAGGTGGCTTCGTTATCTACAACGCTATTCAATATATTTACTTTAACGTGCTTACTATCAACAAATTCTTTAATTTCAACTACGCCATAATTAGAATGTGGCAAGAATGATAAGTCTACATTAACGCTACCGCCTTTTAAATCAGATACAACTTTCAATTTAGCACTAGGTGTAACCTTGCCTGTGTCGGTTACGTTGTAGTCATTGTTGGATGTATATACCCTGTAATCTTTCCATGTAGTGCCGTTGTCATTGCTGATTTGGATTTTAACAGTGCCATTCCAAGTGCCATGTGATGTGAATTTCCACGATAAATCCTCATCACTACTGAATTGTTCTACATCATAATTGATGTTGTTGTATTCATTTTCAGCCATAAGAATACGTTCATCATCACCATCATAACTGCCTTTTATCACTTTTCCTGTTTCACTTGTTATAATCGCTTTTACATAATGTTCAATCTGCATTACAGAATGAACCATATCAGCGTTGAATATATCTTTTGTGGCGGTTAATGTATCGCCATTTAAGATTACAGTACTTTCTTTGTCTATGTTGACTTCGCCGTATGGTTGCTCAGATAGTTTATATGTATCAAATCGCCAGTCCGTATCACTATATCGTGATAGCGTTTTAACAGGGTATTTACCACTACAAATGAACATTACATCACCACTTTGGATGCAGTTCAATTTATCGACTACATCGCTTTCAAATGGTGTCTGTAATTCAATACCTGTATAAATACCATTTCGCCACACTCGGATATACTGTTCTCCGATTTCGAGCAGGAATGATTTATTCTTCTCAGCCGTAAATTCAAATAACCGTGTAGACTTATCTTTGTTTTTGACTTGACCTATATACTCTGAACCTTGCCGTCTAGCTACTGCGCCATAAGGTCTGATGACTGCATTTTCTGCTAATAGTAACGCACTTTTGAATTGATCTAAGTCAAACCGCCTAGATACATCAGGCGAAATCTCACCAGTTGTAAATGCAAGTTGTGATATATACATTGGTTTCATGATTACCAACTCCTTGCTTTTACATAGTTAGAAATATATGGCATATCTTGCCTACGTTCTTTAGCACTCAAACTCTTGGCCTCTTGCGTTGCTGCTTGATAGAGTTTATAGCATTGGTCAAATAAACCACTATTACCAGTTAATGGCATGGCTAGTTCCGCCCCCATTTTAGATTTCAAGGCCTGTACGAATACAGGACTGAATACATCTATATCTTGCACATCGTACACGTAATCGATGTACGCAAGCGGTACATCACTCACGATATACTTTGTGTTATCGTCAAAGGTAAATACATCATATTCCTTTTGGCTTTCCGCTTTAAATCGTTCCCCTTTAGGAATAACCCCAAGGATGCGGATACACTTTTCAGGATACGCATAAACAAATTCATAGCCAGCTAGTTTATGCTCAGATAACACGCACTCTTCACGCTTTCGTGCAAAATTCCATTCGTATTGAGATAGTAGCATTTTGCGTGTCGCATCATAGTGCAATCTGCATTGTCTAGCTGTTTCTGTTTCTTCATCAAGGCCGTATATCCTACCGCCATTGATTAATGACAAAGCCATGTTGCAAATATCAGTAGGTGTCATATTGCCCCCTTTTTATAGTGAAAAAGAGGGATGCATAAGCACCCCTCATTCTGTTATTCTGCAGTTTCTTCCGATTTCTTGCCTTTAGATTTAGTCTTTGGCTTATCTTCGCCATCTTCGGTTTCTTCTGCGCCTACAGCTTCAAACAAATCATTGAAGTAATCTTTATCGTATTCAGCTACTTCTTCTTTTGTAAGTTCTACTGTTTGTCCTTCTTCAATTAAACCCTTTGTATTGTGATACAAAGTTACTTTTGCAATGTATTCCATGTTACCCCCCTATTTGCTAGTGATACCGCTAGTTAAGAATACAGAAATTGTGCCAGCCGTTGCATTGTTGACATTAGCACGTGTATAACGTTTAACACCATTTGCCAAACGTACTTTATATTCGTACCCAGCTGGTGCATTGGCTGGTAATGTAATACCATGCAACAATACAGGATTAGCAATGTTTTCTGTATCAGATGTATATACGTTGATTAATGCAGTACCAGTTAATGCTTTGTCTACACGAACAACTAACCACAAGTTAGGGTCAGCGTCACCGCTAGTAATCATAACATCGGAGCTGACATTGCCAGATAATTCACGTTTCCAATGGAATGTATTTAAAGTATCGATAATCATGTATTTTCTCCTCTCTACTATGCAGTAACACGTGCTTCGGTGGAAAGCAATGCATCAATTTTACGAACAGGAATACCATTCGCACGAGTAACCATTTTACCCATTTCCATATCTTCTGTGATAGTAGAACCATGCACTTTGTTTTTTTGCAAGCGTAAGAATGTACGCAATTCTTGGTTCATATACCATACTGGTCTACATCCAGTTAAGCTATGCATTTTTTCTTCTGCACGGATCATCAAGTTAATCAAGTTAGGGCCTGCGGAAATATCTTCTTTGATAGATTTCATATCGATATTAGCGATACGTACTACATAGCGCCAATCACGCACACACAAACCAATGTTTTGTTCAAAGTGAGTACGATATGCTTCAAACAAAGAGCCATCAGGTTTAGTGATTGTAGTTTTACCTTTATCTTCTTGTTGCAAGCCAGCCTCTGTACCACGTGGATAGATACCATGTACAGTAAGTGGGCCCCAACCAACAAGCCACATAGATGCAAGGTTAGCAGTACCGCCAGCATCGATAATGTTTTTAGCGCTATCAGCTTTCTTAGTGTCTAATGTATTAAAACGTGCGGATAAACCAACGAATTTTTCAGGTGTACTTTCATCACCATAGAAAAGTGTACGTGCGATTTCTTGACCCATAGCTTCAACAAATGCAGCATCTTCTGTAGCACGGAATGCTACAGGGTCATTAGATAATTTAACCAACTTAGCATCTACTTCTGAGTAAGCCTCCAACATACCGCAAGTGTCGGTAATTTGTTTTGTAGTAGATTTGCTAGGTTGTACACCGCCATAAAGCATGCGCCATGTAGCCTCAGGCAAGCCAGTACGTACAGTTGTTTTGTTGGATGTGCCATCATTACATTCAATCATTGTCATGTCTTGAATGATTTCGTTTGTTTGGTTCAATTGCTCAATGATTTGTGCGATTTTACCATTTGGATCCATACGAGTTTGTAAATCCAATAATGTAGGATTGTTAGTTCCAATTGTAGCCATTAATTAATCTCCTTTAATCTTTAAACATGGACGGATACATATTCCGTCTAATAGCTTCGTCAGATTGATTATTTGCAGGTCTGTTGTTCCCTGCGTTGTTATCTTCGCTTGCCATACCAGCAATATGTGCGAATAGTTGAATTACTTCTACACGATTACCCAAGCCATTTTCAGCTAGGATTTCACGGATATTAGGAATTGTCTTTTCTACTGCTTCAACACCTGCGGCCGCTTGGCTAACAGTAGCATCAAACTTATTACCCAATACCTCACGAGCATTATCTGCATATCCTTTGTATTGTGCATTGAGTGCTTCTTGCTTTTGGTTTTCATAGGCCGTTACAAGGTTGGTTGCATATTGATTGCCAAACTTAGCCATCTGTAATGCTTGCTCTTGCGTAGCACCTACACCATTTAGCATTTTTGAAAACTCATCGGCGATGGTTTGGTCGACTTCGCCACCCTCAAATGCAGTTGAGAAATCATATACAGTAGGTTCTGCAGGTTGGTCGGTGTTAGTATCACCGCCACCGCCTAAAATCGTACTTTGTTGGTCTTGTGTGTTCGTGTCCTGTGGTGTACCACCATTTGCACTATCCGTGTTATTGTTTGTGCCTTGTTCTAAATTTTCATCCATGGTTATTCACCTTTCTTTAATTCGTTTTCTTCAAGCGTTTTAAAATATTTCTGCATCTGAATATTTTCGATTTGTGCTAGGTGATATTTCTTAACACCCTCTACACCATCACCAATCTTTCCTAAATCGTTTTGTAACAAAATAGCAACAGCCCTCATTCCCTCATTAAAGAATGTTGTACTGTTGCCTGTGAATGATTGGCTATTCAGTTTTGCTCGGTCTAATATGCGATAAAAAAACCACCTACCAAGTTCATCACTCAGTACGTGGTTCAACGCTTCAATATCGCGCTCTCGCATATAATCTCTTTTTTGTTTCATCTAGTACCCCATTCCCATTAACTGTTGCATTACAGGGTTTCCATCATTTGCTGCATCGGTTGCTTGTTTAGCCGCACTAGCCATTTGAGGTGCTAATTGTGCCGCTTGCATCATTTGTGCTTGTTCCTCTTGTTCTTGTTGTGCCTGTTGTTGTTCTTCCATCTTAGCTTGATATTCGTCATTCGATACAATTACTTTTGCAGGTACACCGAGGTTAACACCATAATAATCCGCTGCTTCCTCAAAATTGAATTTTTGTAGAATGTTAGGATTGCCCTGTGCTAATGACATAAGGAACGCAAAATACTGTTCAATTGATGTCAATGAAGATACTTTCTGTGCCTGTGCCAATGGTGAAATGTACTCTATCTTTACATCTTGGCCGTTTAATTCTTCCGCTAATGCTTCATCGATTGGTGGAAACACACCTGCACGATCTAATATTGCATAGGTACGTTCGATAATCGGATTAAGAAATTCAGATAGTAACCTTTCAACTACAGGCCCTAATTGTTGTAACTTCTCTTGCGTGCGTTCCATGACTTCCCTTGCCGTCATTTGTCCATTGTCCATGTTATCGAGCATTAGAAATAAGTCAGCACTATACGCACGCTTGATACTGTCTTTAACTTCAATGATTTGTTGCATAATCCAATCAAGATTGATACCTACATTAAAGATAGGCTCAACCTTACCGCCTGTATCGACTTCGGTAATACCGCCAGGAAATAGTGATACACTACCAATCACATCGGATGTTACGGCCATTGGTGGTTTTACACCGAGTTCAATAGCTGTTAATCGGTCTAGTTCCAACTTTTGCAACATCATTGCATCAGATTGTGCGAACCATGCACTGCCCTTGCCATAGCCATTTAGATCATGTGTAGTGTGCCGTGCAATCGGAATAGGCCATTCTTCATAACCACTATGTCGCAAGATTTCATCATCTCTACTCCCCTCAACCCAGTAAATAGAGGAATAAGGCATGTTCTTATTACCTAGTTTTCCGTTACGGTCTTTGTTCTCGCACACTAGCCAACAAACAGTATATACAGTTGCATTACCCTTGCCGTCATCATATGCATTTTTAATCTTTTCGGTGCAGTTATCATATCCAAACTCTTCCACGAGTTGGTCGCAAGTCATGTTATACTTCCGCCCAAACGTATTAACTTCACCATTAGCATTGCATTCTAATGCGTAAGTACCGATTGGATACGATGTGAAACGTACACCAACTTTACCATCAGGCATGATTGACATAGGTGCTTGTCCGAATGGCAACTCCATATAGACTTGGTGAACCACATTGTAGAAATTGGATTTTGCAAACACTGCATACAATATTTCTTCACGTTCATCTAATACTTTCGCTACATCGCTATTTGCTGCCATATCCGTATTTTCCATGGTTAGCTTAAACCACTTTCTACTAGGCGGTGTCATTCCACTCATTACACCACTAGCAAATATCTGGCAACTTTCCCATGCTATTCCAGTTAGTATTTTGTCAGTATATAGTTTCGATTGGTCTTGTTCGCCATCGAATACACCGAGAAATGGCAACTGATAATCTCTAATCATCTTCCATTTCTCAACGTACTTTTGTCGATTTGTGAACATCTGATTGAATTTAGCTTTTATTTTCTTGTAGTCTTTTGGTTTAGTTACAGGCTTTTCTGTCGGTTGCCTTGCTAGGCTTGATAGTATAGTTCCCATATTAACCGCCTAATGTTGTTTTGCCTGTTGCTTGACTTAACGCACTAGCCAAGATGGTGCTGTCATAACCAGTTTTCTTGCGCTTCTTATCAGTGAACCATTGTTCATCTCTTTTTTGTGCCATATCATCAGTTTGTGCAACTGGTGTAGGCGATGGTGCTGGTTGCTTAATATCTGGTGTTTTAGCTTTCATACACATTCACATTCCCCCTTTACCCAAATGGTTTGTACTCTGTATTCGCTACTCTTCTGTGATTGCCATTTACTTTTTTAGTGACCCTAAATGCAAAGGTCAAGGCTAATGCATCGCCTTTGTTTGGTGATGGTAAGCCACGCTCTTTCATGTCTTTTTTGCTTTCCAATTGGATACGGCCATTCTTATCAATGATCGCTTCTGGCCCTACGAGGTCATCATACAATCCTTGTTCATTAGGAATTGAACCGCCCTCTTTTAGCCATTCTTTCATCTCACCCCACATATACGCACGCATATTGAGATACATATTGTTAGGCGATGCACCACCAAAGGCAACTAACCGCCATCGTCTACCCATTGATTTGCCAATACTATAAATACCAGTGCCGTAACCTTGGTCTATGAATACTGCATCGGCTTTGTACTCGTCCTCAAATTGTGCTATGAGGTTAGCCATTCGCATATCATCGTCATTCTTTTCAATGGTTGCCAAGCATTTCATGGAATAGCCATTACGCATCACGATTTCTAATGTATCGCCACCAGTCCATGCAGGGTCTACACCGATGATTACAGGTAGGTTGTTAAATTGTCCTACCTTGTACACTCTCTTTTGTGCTTCATCAACGATTGATGCGGATATAAATTGTGTATCAGATGCACTAGGGAATATCCCTCTTACACGCACTTTTACAAAGTCGCTATCCTCGCCATGAATATCAACCCATTCTTGTAATTTCGCTTTGTTCGAGATTTTAACAGTACGGCTATCAATCTGATAGGTAGTCCAATAGGCTCGGTGTTTTCTGAAACATTCTCTAAACCTACCACTATTTCGTGTTGGGTTTCCAAACACGCACCATATAATCTCGGTTTCCTTATCTGTTAATGCACCCTCTGTTACTTCCCAAATCTTATCGGAAATAGCGGATGCTTCATCAAATATGATAAGTATTCTGTTACCTTGATTGTGCAAGCCTGCAAATGCTTCTGGATTACTTTCACTCCATGGAATAGCATCTATCCGCCATGTTTTCTCATACTGTTTATCAGCACTAAACAATGCGGTTGCTGTGTAGGTAAATAGTTCCTTACCTATGAACAGGTTGTACCACTTGTTTAACTCAGCCCAAGTCTTAGACTTTAACTGCGTATCAGTATTAGCAGTAACTACACCACGTGTATTCTCATGTGTAGCAATAGCAAATAATATCAACAATGAAGAAAAGGCGGACTTACCAATACCATGACCTGATGCAACTGCAATTTGTATTGCCTTAGCTAATGACTTACCCTTACGTAGTTCTTCGCCTATTTTCTTGAAAGTCTTTACTTGCCATTCATCAGGGCCGTCAAAGTTTTCAAGCGGTGTTCCTTTTTCTCCCCAAGGGAATGCGAAATATACAAAGCCTAATGGATCATGAGTAAACGAACCCAACGCATCAATCAGTTGTGCCTTGTTGTACTTCATCAGATTTCACCCTTGCTTGCTTCATGCGGTCGGATATATCAATCTCTATTTCTGCATCAAGTTTCACCTTGTCAGTAAATAGCATGTGCCGTTTTCCTAAGAGTTCAGCTGCTTTCGTTTTATCGGCAACAGATACATCTAAACCAAATGCATCTTTTTCTTCTCCACGAACGACCCTAGTCAAGTATTCCAGTACTTCATCAGCCGTTGCGATTGTGTCTTTGCTGCGTTCGTTCATGACTGCATCTATATATTGGCGAACGTTAACTTTTGTCAACAACTGACTGCCTTTACTTCTTGCCGTCTTTTCTGAATATCCAGCAGTAATTGCACTTTGTGTTCCGTTTGTGGTCTTAACGTATTCATCAGCGAATATGCGTTCTTTCTTAGTTAGTTTTTGTGCTAATTCATTTATACTCGCCAATGCTACTCACCACCTTTATATGTTCTAACTAAAAATAGCAGTACTTCATGTTGCTTAGTACTGCTATACTCACTTTCTTTCTTATAGAGTTGTCCATGTTTAAAGGTCTTACCCTTTTTGTACTTATGAGGGAATGTCAGTTTGTATTCTTCCTCTGTGTACATTCGATTGACGATATACACCTTGCAAGGCTTATCGTATTTACTCCATGATTGCCTTACATCGACTACATACCGCCTGCCGTTCATCTGTAATGCTTTGAGTAGTTTCTTTATTGTTGGTTGATAATTCACATCCAACACCACACAATACCGACTATAATCAATACACCGCACACAATAGCTAGGCAATCAATAATACTTAATACGTTATCATCTCTATGTTCAAACGCATATTTTGCTTTTGCCTGTAAGTCTTTGTTATCTAAATCTTGTGCAGCTTTTTTGAATAACGCTCTATCCTTAATGAATTGTTTAATTGCTTTAATCATTTTAGTACTTCACCACCTTTCCGTTTTAGCTTCCCATTAGATCTAACACACAAACCGCATGTACTCTTTCTTGCATTCCCCTGTGTGATGTATGTTTGGCATAACCCATCATACTCAATGACATTAGCCGTACATTTCCCTTTCTTGTTGTTCAAGCATTTACTCTTACAACACAATATGTCAGTCATCATTTCTCCCCTTTTGATAACTTTATACAAAAAATGAGATATATCGCCGTGGATATACCTCATTATGTGATAATTTTATTCATTTTTATTGCATACTCAAAACCAAAGTTATATAGTTAGCTATTCGCCAACACGAGTATATGAATTGTAATCATGGTTAGCTCACTCTGTCTAACTCTCGCACAATACTCGGTTCCCAACGGAACATATAGCTTTAGTTTTCAATATGCAATTGCACTCTCTAAACTAATACCGCCAGTTGTTTGTAGTATGTAACATTTTTTCGCTTAAGGTTTTATCTCATGAAACGTATAGTTGGTTGTTATTGCAATATTGGAACGGATTATATGTGCGGTATTAGTTTACAAAATGCAATATAAGAGGTGCGGTGCAGTTAGAAAATAATATAGATTGTAATGACTTAGAAACAATACTCGTTGATTTTCAAATACAAAATATAAAACCGCACCTCAATTGCTATTTAGTTTTTAGAATTGCTCATTGGCAACTCTTACACCTTATATTCTACTATATGTTTTTAGGTGTTTATACTGACATTTACTGACATTTCATGACATTTACTGACATTTCAACTTACCTATTTCAATTAATGCTTTTTCTTTGTACCTCATAGCCTGTCTTTCGTTAAATTGGTTTTCAAAAACCGAATGTGCTTGTTTAGCTGACATTCCGAGCAAGTATTCATAACGTAACATTGTACCGCCTATTTCTTCACTTAGACTATTGATCGTGTTGATTACATCGCACTTGTACTCACTCAATTCATCAATCCGTCTGCGTTGTTCTTTTTCTGTATCAATAAACCTTGCTACACTATTTTCTAATCCACACGGAACACCTCCACCGCTCACTCTATCTTTTGAGTAATCAATAGCACTAATCGATGTAATGTTACATCGTAGTTGTTCTATCTCTTTTGCAATCGACTTTATTTGTTCATCAACTGTCTTTACAGGCTCAAGGTATTTTCTAGCACTACTAATTAATCTTTTTTCACTTTTTGTTGGTTCATTCAAATACAAATCACCTCAATCCTTAAATGTACCATTAATGACTAACATATAAACCAACACGCTCCATGCTACAAATATAATTGCATTTGCATAACCATTGTTTACATTACCCATAGCAACTACCAAGCAAAAGAACATAAACCATATCATATGTTTATACCTCTGCTAGTTTTGCATATTTCCATGCAATCGGAGAATTTTTTATTACATTACTCCAAGATGTTCTTCCAAGTTGCCACGCATATACTTCTCCATTTTCATACATTGCAAAATATCTACACTTCCATACTTCTTCAATACTATTTCTTACAAAAATCGGTGTATCAACTTCTACTTTCGACCAATCAACAAGGCCTAGATACTCGCCAATATCGATTAGTTGGTCTTTCTCTTCGAAGCATGTAGATTTCACTGGAACACGTGGCGAAAACGGGCATAGATAATCTCTTTCGCCGACAAAGAAAAATAGTGTATCATCTTCAATTTCCGCTTTTCGATACCCTAGATCATACATGCGTCTAAATAGTTCATCTGTAAATTGTTTATCGTTCATAGTTATACCTCTTCATATGTCATTTCAAATATATCAGGCTTACACGGATAAATCTCACCTTTAACACCTTTAATAATGTAATCACCTAACGACGCTCTATATTGCCCCTCTAATGTGTTAATGAGAAGTTTGTTTTCAATAAAGCATATAAAGTCTTTTCCACAAAATTTCACACACTCTTCCCAATTTTTTCGCGTATACTGTATTGCTTCAATCACAACTGGTTTCTTTTTATAACGCTTAATCATACTCTACCCACTCCCCTTTATCTTCATTCCATTTGTACCATTCAACTTGTTTCAACTTTAATACTGCTCCTTTATGTAGCTCACCGATACAAAATTCATCATCGCCACTTTCACAAGCCAGTTGCTTTAGAAATTCAAACGCACTCTCCCATGTGTCATTCGGTGCTATGTAATAATCAGAATGTTCTGTATATCCGCTATAACCTAACATTTTAACCTGCCATTATAAATTTTATCCAATTCATAACGATATTGTGATATAATCTCGTTCTTTATTCTTAGTGCAAATTCTTCTAATGTAATGTTTAAACCCTCTAATTCATACATTGATATATTTCTACATATTTTTATATCTGACTTCTTGTAAACAACAATAAACATATTCATATTCAACGTTACTTTAGGTTCAAATAAATAATCCTCATAAACAAATGTTAAGGCTTGTTGCAAAATATGAATTGTATCATGTAGCCCTATCCTTTTTATATCGTGATAAATTCTCATATTCACTCCTTATGATAAGGCGGATTTTTCACCGCCTATATCTTATTCAACCAATACTTTTATTAAAATCACAAACCCAAATATTAAAACTACTAGCGATACACCCATAATCGCATTGAAGAATAACTCTTGTGCAAATTTAGTTGCTTTTTTCGTTTGTAGTTTTTCTGCATCGCCTTTATATGATCCTATCGGTGTACACATTTATTTACCAGCTTTCAATTCTTCAACTTCTGCCACTAATTGATTTACCAACTCTTCAAGTTGTTTGATTTTGCCTTTGTGGTTGGTTTCATATTCAGAACCCTTACCAAGTCTAAAGGATACGCCTGCATTAATCATCTTATTGGCTAGGGTTGCACCTACGCTAAACATAACATGTTCTGTTGGTGCATAGAACATACCGAGTGCTACATCATTTGCGTTTTTGTAGTGGCCGTATCCTACCGCAAATGTTAATTTATCATCAGAATTGTAGCCTAGGTAATGCAACGCACTTAGTGCTGCATTAGATGCACCAGCTTTTGCTACTTCATGCATCACGTTTGAGATTTGACCTACTGTATTACGTTCTAAATCCGTAATGCGTGTTTCGTGGTTATTAATTCTATCCGTATTATTCAAAATGGCTTGGCTATTTTGCCCTACACGCTCGTTTGTAGCGGTTAGAGTGTTATTAATCGTTGTAAATCCATTATCCACCTTAGAGGTCAAATTAGAGATATTTGTGGTATTGCGTGTTACTCGTTTATCTAAACAGTTCACATCTTTTTGAAGTTTTGCAATGTGTGTTCCATTTGTTTCAATCTCGTCATACGCTGCGAATAACTGACTGCCATTCACTGCATCTAAACTGCTAGGGTCTACACGGCCCGCACTTACATTGTGCAGTTGTCGGTTGTAGTTACTAATTCCACTGTATGTATCGCTTTTCTTACTACCAAAGGATACTACGCTATTAGGACTTTCACCTGCGAACACGTGAGTTACACCATTCAATACAACTTGTCTAACACCTACAGGGTTATCCGTTTGACTGTTTGTGCCAATCGCTACGGAATTTTGAACAGGTGCTGATGCATTGTTACCGATGACTACTGCATCAATACCACGCACTACACTGTGCGTTCCTACCGCGATTGCACCTTGGTTATCCACTGTATTATTAGCACCTAATACAGTTTGTTCTTTATTGTTGCCTACGTAATTGTTGTATCCAATTACGCTTGCTTGGTCGGCTTCAATTGTTCCGTTACCACCACCGATTACAACACTATCATTTCCTGTTACTTTATTATCACGGCCAATTGCAATTGTATTTGTGCCTGTAACTACTGTATTTGCCCCTACGGCTACAGAATTGTAACCGCTTACTACTGGTGCTTGTGCGTTAGGTTCTACAGGGCCTGTAACCACACCATTTGCCAATACATTGCCACCGATTGCACCCATAATCATTGTTGCTAATACTAATTTATTCATATTTGTTTCTCCTTTTACTGTCTTTCTACTGTCTACTTTCTGTCTATCTACTGTCTTTTTATTTTCCAGTACTACCATATCCGCCAGTACCTCGTTTTGTTTCACTTAGACTATTTACTTCCTCTACATCAACCATTGCTACTGGTACGATAATTAATTGTGCGATGCGATCACCTCTAAATATCGTGTAATCACTACAAGATACATTTTCATATGCGATGCTTAATTCACCTCTATAGTCAGCATCTATAACCCCTACGCTATTTGCACATCGTAATGGTGTTTTACTCATACTACTTCGTGGCACAAGTAAACCCATATGACCTTTCGGTATTTCCACCGCCACCCCTAGTGGTATTTTCTTTTGACTATCTGCAGGCACTTTGATGTGAAACGGGCAATATAGGTCTAACCCAGCTGCATCTTCACTACCTCTTGTTGGTAGTTGTGCGTATTCATTAACCAATTTCACTTTCATTTGTTCCATTACGTTCTTCGCTCCATTCACTTTCTCTATATATGCGGAAAAAATCATCCGCACTCATCACTACTAAAAATGGCTTATACTTTCTTTTCCATGCAACTATAGGTATTTCGCCTTTGCCAGCTACTTTTGCATCCCTGCTCGCTTGATTGTATGCACCATATACATTTAACCTTTCTACACACTTAACCTCTTGATGGATATTTGGTAACCCTATACAATCAGCTGCATCACCTGTATTACCACAATATTGTGCAGTTCTACGTACTTTATCGAACCCTTGCGACCTGCACACATCACGCCACATTCGTTCACCACGTTTACCTTTATCTTTACTGTTTATCGGCATTATCTATTCACCCATTTCATACATCCAATTCGTAAATAATGCATTAGCCCTGTAGGACTTAATTCATACCAATCATCTCTAGCCTTAGCACGTCTTACAAATCCGCCAAACTCGTATATATTACCTCTGAAATCATCTGTATCTATTTCATCAATCAAAATCAATCCTGCATCTTTAAGAAAGAAATTGATCTCACTTCTATTTTCTTCATACAAACTTCTTGGCATTGCATAATACAAGTACTTTACATTCTTACAATCATGGTATCGTTTCTTTTTAAAATCTCTCCTAAAATCATGAATATCTGTTTTGATTTCGACTTCTGTTAGGTATTGTGTTTTTAAATCAAAATATACGAAATCGGCTTCATATTCAGTTCTTCCGGGACAATACATACTCACATTTGGTATGCATATTTTTTTACGAAATAAGTGTCTACCAAGAACATATTGAATATCTTTTTCGTCCATATGTACATCTCCTAATCAATCCCCCTATTTGTTAATATAATCACCAATGCGGTATTTCTTTGTTTCAAAAACCACCCAAGCATTATTTTCGAACCCATATTTCTTCTCCCATGCTCTGAATACTTTTGTTAGTTCTTCGCTTAGTTCGTCAATATGCTCTTTCTTTACACCATTCAAGTAATCGTCTGACCATTCTTTAATTTCGTCATCCATGTCATATTCGAATAAATTCCAAAGCACTCGTTCACTATCAATCTCTGGAACGTAATGATAAGGGTGTCCAACACGTACATACTCAATATTCGAACACGTGTCCATATAGCTATGATCACTATCGCCCACATCGTCAATGCATTCTAAATAATCCGCTATTGCATCTTTAATACTATCTTGCGGTTCGCCAGCTTTTCCGTTATCAACCCAGCAATATTTTGTTTTATCTTCAACTAACATTGATTACGCTCCTCGATTTCTTCTACTTCGATAATGCAACTTTCAGGAGGTATAGATACTAATATTCCATTTATATCCTTAAACCATATGCATTTTATCCTGTTTTCACGCACCATAACTAAATTACCCAAATAATCTTTTATATTTGTATAATTTTTCGTTACGTACATCATAACTTGGTTATTTGCGTACACTGTAAGTCTAATCATATAATCACCTCTTAGAACGGAATATTTTCATTTTGATTTGTGGTATCAAAACTATCAAAGTTACTAGATGTAGCATCATCATTTGTTAGTGATGTACCTACAAAGTTTGCTACCACTTCTGTTACATATCGTTTTTGTCCGTCTTGCGTATCGTATGAACGTGTTTGAATACGGCCATTCACAAGTAGTCTGTCTCCTTTCTTGCAGTTACCAACCGCTTCCCCAGTCTTTCCCCATGCTACGCAATTAATGAAAGCCGTTTGTTCTTTTGTTTCGTTGGTTGCACTATCAATATATGTATTAGTCGCTGCGACTGTGAAAGTCGCCACCGCTCTCCCACTTTGTGTAAATCTCAATTCCGCATCTCGTGCTAAATTCCCTAATAGTTGTACTTGGTTCATATATTCAACTCCTATTTTCTAATTCTATATACCCTACCGCTTTGTTTTTGTGCGTCTACTGTTTTTCGCTTATGATTTATCGTCAACAAAACAAACTCGCCTTACAGGGCTTTTAAATCAATTTCAGTAACTTAAATGGTTTAGTTTTGCTTCAACTTCATCCACGTACACATCGTAGCTAGGATGGATATGGCAATCGACTGTTGCCTCGTTACGCATGATTTCTAGTAGATTTTCAATCTTAGTGAGTGCTTGCGCTTCATTATTCGCCAGCATTTGAAAGCTAACATTGAATGATACATTCACACTTACATCAAACTCTTTCACGCTTTCTTTCATTTATCTCCCTATTGCCTGTTTTAACAACGCTTTCCCTTTATCAGATATTTTGCTTTTGTTGATTATTTCTGTTACATCGACTGGTTCTTTGGCTATTTCTACCAAGTTACCTGTAGCAGTCATTTCTATTTGCTTTTGACCTGCACTTATCAAGGCTTTATCGTGTTGTGCCTTTTCTCTAGCTTTCAGCAATAAATGATTGTCTTTGATTGAATTAGCCATTCTTTGTCGGTGTTTCTCACGATCTATTAATTGCTCATAGCATTTAATAAACTGTGCCCTGCAACTTGCCTCATTATATTCATGGCCCATTCTAGGGTCGAACGATGACCATATTGGTTTTGCAGCTTGTAAGGTTATCCCCTCTAAATGCTCCTTTCCATTGTCATAACCATAAGTGCCTGCTACTTTGATTACTTTCTCCCATGCAGTTTGTGCGGTTTCCACTTCATCATGCATATTCACATATGCACTTAATGCTGTACATTCTTCACGTATCTCTGCAATCGTTGGCAAAAACTTACATTTGTTAATCAAGTTAGCTACCGCTTGTTCTAGCGTTACAGGATTGATATCAGCAAGCATAGATACATACAACTTCATACGTTCTTTTGGAATATCAGTAGACCACGCTATCTGTAACATCGATAGCGCCGTTGTTGTCCTCAAATTGTTCGTTTGCATACTCATTCATCAACTCCTTTACTACGTTGATTGCATCTTCCTTGCTATTCTTTTTATAATTATGTTTTCTGTATTCGCTACGCTCCCAAGTCCTAACCGCTGCTTTCCAATCTTTCATTGAGTTTTTACCAACTCTCCATCCGTTACTTTCGTAATAGTCAAAGAATTGTTCAGCGTTTACATTGTTGTTACGTTCGATACAGTATTGTTCAATGTCAGAAATAGTCGGTTTTTCAAAACGCTTGCGTTTTGTTGTAGTGCTTTTTGTACTACTATGTATCTCTTTCTCTATCTCTATATCTTTCTCTAACTCTATCTCTATCTCTGGTGGAGATTTCTCGGAGATTTGTCGGAGATTTGTCTGGACATTTGTCCTATCTGTTTCTATTCGTTGTCTATATTCACGCTTTCTATCGGCTTCACTACTACCTTTACCAATGAAATTTTGAATATCCAACATATAGATAGCACCATTTTCTAGTACATCGATTAGTCCTAAGTCCTTGAAGATTGATAATGCTTGTTTAACTGTTCCTATTTGGTGTCCAGTTACACTTGCCAGCATTTCTGCGTTGTATGGAATGCGATCATTAACCACCAACTTTCCATCATTCTTTAGACTTCGTAGATAAAGTTTTAAAAGAATATTACTGTACAAATAGCCATCTTTCATGCTTTCTAGTATCTTCAACTCATCACTGTCAAAGAAATTTTCTTTCAGCCGTAGATAGTAATACTTTTTGTTATCGCTCATAGGCTAGTCCTTATAGATAAGTGGTAGTTTGTTTAATGAGTTTATCAACATCAAAACCATTAATCTTTGTTAAAGTCTTACCACATCTAACAGTTCTTGTTTTTGCGATTACATCTAGCACTTCTTTTAATTCATTGATTTCTTTTTTATGAATTTGATACTCACCATTTTCACGTTGTAACGCATCAATTCGTTTTGTTACATATAGTTCAACTACATCAATTTTTTTCATACTCATCTGTCCTCTTTTCTACTTCCTCTAACAAGTGTTTACGTATCTCTTTTGCGAACACTCCATGTGCTTGATTGTGGCATTGCATACACAAACACGCTAGATTTCTTAAATCACTTAAACCGCCTTGTGAACGGAACACTATATGATGGCATTGTTCTGCCCTGTAGCCACATATAACGCATTGTCCGTTATCACGTTCATAGGCTTGTTTTCGTGTTACTGAATATAATTTGTTATCTCTTTTCTTTCTGTTGTTCACTATCCCACCCCTCTATGAGTGATTGAATGTACTCACTAGGTTCTAGTTGAATACCTAGCTGGTTACACTCATCTGTCAAACAATCTATAAGTCTTGCCATTTCTTTTGTGTTGTATACACTGCTGCCGTGGTAGCACATGATATTGTGATAGCCATTTAAGGTTTTACATTCACCTATATCTTCTGCAAGCCAGCCTAATCCGTGGCCTTGCCATATTTGTATATAGCGGTCTACTGCATCGGCTATAACAGGTACATATGAGAAATGTCCACAATCTTTTATAGCTTTTCGGTATACATCCTCTTTTGATGTGTATCCGTTCTTACTCAACTCATCAGCTATGCGTTGGCACAATATCCAAGCATAACTATTTGAGTTAAGACTACGGCTTTTAGATTTCCTTTTAATCTCTACTGTGTATTCTTTATCGGTAGAGATATTTGACAAATCATTGTCATGTGGTGCTGGTATTACTACCATTACACCGAGTGGCGAACGCAACAGTTCGATGTTATTTGTTGTCCACTTCATAACCTTTTACCCAATCATAAAGTTTTGACATCTGATCTCGTGTGATGTTATCAATCACTCCAACACCAAACATTTTTGTAAGTTGTTGGTTTAGTTGCTCACTACTAATCCCATGTTCGCCAGCCGTTTGTAATACAATTGCATACGCATTTTGAGGGTTAAACTCTTTTTCTTTCTTTTCTTTTTCTGCTGCTGCATTTATTTTTGTATCTTGCAATCCTCTATATACATCAGCACCTACACCAATCATTTTTGCTGCAGTACCTAATGCATCAGTAACGGCCATCTTAAAGGCTTCATCGTTGCCGTGAAAACCATTTTTATCTTTGTAGATTAGGAAATCTCCACCATATCCAGGAATTGGTTCACTCCATTCATCACCATCTTTGATGTATAGATTTACCAATACATACAACATAGTTTCTTTGGTTTCTTCGACTGGTACTTGTTGAGTACTAACAACTTCAAATTTCCAACCAATTCCACACATACCATATGTTTCGGTTAAGATTTCCCATCGCCATTGAGGGGAAATGTCATATTTTCCTTTAAGTTTCCCAAAGTCAATTACTTTCAACGCTGATTGCGGTACAGTTTTAACCGCTATATATCTACTATCCATCTATACCTCTTTATATTTGTAACCACGCATTTCCAAGAAATCAGTTAAGTCTTTTGCATCATCTTCTGTTAAGTCATATACAGTTACTGTTAAACCTACTTTTGGTTCTGATACTTCTACTATTTCAACTGTTTCATTTTCAATGCTTGCCCTAGCAGCTTCTTCCATTTCATTACGTTTTGCAAATTTTGCATTGATAAATTCTCTAGCTTGATCTAGTGGCATATCTTTTACTACAGGCCAGCACTCATTAAAAGTAATCGGTGTGGCTAATTCGTATTGCTGGTTGCAAGTATCAACCACAAACTCAATCATTCCTTTTTTCTCTGCTAGAATCTGTTTGTAATCGTCATCTGATTGTTGTCGCTTTGCAATTTCAATCATTATTCCCTCAATAGAGGTTTCAACGTCTTTCATATTTGCAGTTTTATTTAACCAGCGTTTATCACGTTGTAGTTGTTCCACATATTCTGCACGAATGTTATACTTTTCAACCATCTTTTCAATAAACTTGTTGATGGTTTCCGTTTTTGCTTGTACTTCTTTTTCGTCAAAGTATTTAATTTGTTCTGCAAGCGGCTTTTCTGCATCGTAAACAACTTTCAATACTTCATTTACTTCTTCCTCAAACAGTTCAATTGGTCTTTTGAGTTCTCGTTTTTTCTCTTTACAGAATTTATCAAGCGTTGTTCTATACTTAACGATTTCATTTTTAGCACTTACCATTTCCTTATAGTTTTCTTCGGTTACTACAAGTCCTTTATACTTTTCTAGTTGTGCTTCAAAATATGTTTTGATTTCGTCTTTATTCCATTTGAATACTTGTTCATTTTTACTAACAATCGGTGTTAAATTAATTTCCATGTTTTTCTCCTTATATTTGTGTTAAAATACAAGTAGAGACATAATACATACTCTCTACTCGCACGCTTGCTTTCCTACGGCCTAGCGTGCTTTTTTTATTTCTCTCATCCAAAAGTTGCTCAATATCAGTAGTGAAAAACTGAGTGCAATTTGAAGGAATGCGGTATAGAAATCAATTCTATCGATTTCTACGGAACCTATTGTTCCAGCTACCATCAGAAACGCTGCGACTCTTATTACCCAAATCAATTTCATAATTCTTCTCCTATCACTGTTAAAATGGGTTGTAACAAAAGCCATATACTCTATCATGCGAACCAACTTTTCCGTAATGTCTACGGAGTACATCAGAAGTGTTCTCTTCTTCCATGCGTTGTCCATCCGCACAATGACATTCCCAGCCATACGGTGTGATTTCATCGAATATGCTTTCTACATATTCGTAGTGGTCTTCACGAATTTTTGCACCAGCACAAGCAATGGCTTCCTTAAATTTATTATTAATAAAAAGTTTCATAGTTCTTCTCCTACAATCACTAGCATTTGACTGGTGATTTTTTTAATTTCACTTTTCAAACGATTGTTTTCCTGTTGTAGTTTTTCTACCTCTACTTTCATTTTCCGATATGCTATCGGTGTATACTCATCATCAAGTCCTACAAGGCTTTCAACTTCCTTTTTGCTAAACCTAACTCCAGCTACTCCTTTTAATTGATGAAGTGTGCCTTTATCTCTCATGTTGTATACGCTTGTTTCTGTACATTTCAGAAGTTTTGCCACTTCTGATACTGTATAAACTAGGCTTTCCATCGCACCTCGCCCCTTGCGTTGAGGTCAGCAATTCTAGCTAACATTACCCAAGATAGAACAACTTTTTTGTTCCATCTGGATTTGTTTCTTAACGGCCATTTTTTCTTGATGAGTTTTCGCCAGTATTGACCATATTCATCATTTCGACCAGCCCATCCAAACCTTGTTGGTGTTTGGCCATATCTTTTATTAGCTAGTTTTAGATCCGTTTGATTTTGTACTAGCATCTAATCACCTCTTTAAAATTACATTTAAACTGTAACTGTTTTACAAAAAAATAATCTTGTGGTACGGAACCTCATAAAGATTTTCAATCTTTTTTAGCACGTGTACATCTGGGGATGATTTACCTTTTTCATAATTCATCAACGTATATTCGCTAATACCTAGCAGTTCCGCTGCTTTCTTTTGTGTCAGCCCTTTATTTACTCGTGCTGCTTTTAATGTAATTCCATCTTTTACGAAATCTTGTTGGTTCAATTTATCACCTCACTTTCCCTTTCGTTGATTGTATTGTATTACAGTTTAACTGTAATGTCAACAGTTTTTCTGTAAATTCCTAAAAAAATATTTGATTTTTTTGCAGTTTAAATATATTATATAAATAACAACAAAAATTTTAAAATTATAACGAGGTGAATATAATGAGTGATTTAGGCAATAGAGAGATATTCTCCAAGAATTTACAGTACTATATGAACCTATACAATAAAACTAGAATACAAGTTGCAAAAGATATTGGTGTTTCCTACACCACATTTACAAGTTGGATTAAAGGCACTAACTATCCTCGTATAGATAAGATAGAATTACTAGCTAATTATTTTAGAGTGAATAAGGCTGACTTGATTGAAAATAAATACTCTGAAAATGAACAGTACTATAATGATCCTTCTGTATCAGAATATGCACAAGCCATTAAAGATAATCCTGATTTACGTTTATTGTTCGATGCAAGTAAAGATATGTCAAAAGATGATATTAACTTTGTAATTAATACTATAGAAATGTTAAAGAAAAGAGGTTAATAACATGCCTAACTACGAACCTATAATTACTTCATGCATTCAAGAAATGCAAGCAATGGCTCTTATTGTATCTTCTGTTTCTATTGTTTTCGCTATAACATTATATGTTTTTACACATAATGGTTACATTTCTTTATCGTTACCATTCATTACAAATGCAGTTTTATTAAAGATATTTACCGATAGTGTAAACAAAAATATGTGTAAAAAATTCCATGTTGAATAATATACAATAACCCTACAAAGGGGATGATAGTATGAACATCAATTTGATTTACATAAAGCTACGGAAAACACAAACTGCAATATTGAAGTTAAATGATGATGGAACATATACAATATTAGTTAATAGTGATAAACCTATTGATGTACAACGTAAAGGTATACTACATGAGATAGGTCATATATTAAATGATGATATGTACAGTCAGGCACACATTGATTTAATTGAGCGTATGGCTCATGCAAGGCAATTTGACGATGTAGAGGGTATCAACTTTTACACTCACATCATATGAGGTGAATTATGCAATACAATTTCACTATCAGAAAAAAAGATGGCAATTACCAAATAATTGTTAGCTATAAGGACGGCTACAAGTGGAAACAGAAATCTAAACAGGGTTTTGCCACACAAAGAGATGCTAAACTTTACGGCCAACAAATAGTCGATAACCTAAAAAAGACTATCACCAGTCCACTTGATGATAGTCTTAAAGATATAACGCTTATTGAGTTTTACAAGATATATACAGATGAAAACAAAGCAAATGTATATTCTACGTTCAAAGCATATGACAATGCATTTCAGAAATTCAACACGCTATTCAATATGAAAGTAAAAGATATTTCTGAAATACAAATTCGGAAAGTAATTAATGATTTACAACAATCAATAGCCAGTAAGAATATGTGCATAACGATTATAACAAAGGTATTCGCTTATGCAGTATCGCCATATAGGATTATTAATAGTAGTCCATGTAAGAACATTAAGCGACTACATAAAACACAAACAACTAAAATCAATGCTATAAGTGAAGATGATGTAACACACCTATTAACATCGTTAAAAGGCCACAATTACAAATACTATATTGTGTGTTCAATTGCCGCCTATACAGGTATGAGGTATGGTGAAATCTTAGGTCTTACATGGGATGATATAGATTTAGATAACGCAATTATTGATGTGAATAAACAATTCGCTTATAGCGGTGAAAGTACATATATGATCCGTAATTTAAAGACAAAAAACAGTTACAGGAAAATACCAATACCACCAATACTGATTGATATATTGCTTGAATACAAAAATACCACCAGCGGATTATATCTATTCAACAATCCAACTGGCGGTACTGGTGCGGTATCGGTAATGATTAAACGCTACTTACCGAACACATCCATTCATGATTTAAGACATACCTATGCTACAAGGCTATTAGCAAATGGTGTAGACATCAAAACAGTAGCATCCTTATTAGGTGATACTGTTGATACAGTCATCAACACATACATTCACTATACCGATGAAATGAGATTAAAGGCACATGATAGTGTGTCTAAAATTTTCGGCTAG